ACGCCGAGAACACTGAACAGTTGTTCGTGGCTAATATCCCAACGTTTGTTGAGGAAGCTGAAACTCGTATATATAACTCCGTAAACGTACCGTCATTACGTAAAAACGTAACTGGCACTATGACCGCAGGAAATCAATACGTTTCTTTGCCTATGGACTGGCTGGCCAATTATTCCGTGGCTGTGATTGATCCAACCACTGGAATGTATAACTATCTTATTAACAAAGATGTTAACTTCTTGCGTCAAGCGTACCCTTTTGCTACTAATAACGGAACTACCTATCAAGGCACTCCGGGCGGCACTCCTAAGTACTATGCTCTTTTTGGCTCGCAATACAGCAATATCAATGAAATGACGTTGATGGTAGCGCCTACGCCTGACCAAGCCTATCCAGTAGAGATGCATTATTACTATTACCCACCAACCATTGTTCAAGGTCAAATTAGTGGGTCAACTATTTCTAACGCAGGATCGCTATATACCAATGGTGTATACCAAAACGTTCCATTAACAGGGGGCTCAGGAGCCAATGCTACAGCAGATATCGTTATTACTGGTGGCGCAGTTACTTCTTGTGCTATTACTTTCGGTGGGAATTTCTATGTTGTAGGGGATACCCTATCCTGCTCATCATTAGGACCTACCGGATCCGGATTTGCTGTAAACGTTTCCAGCGTATCTAACGCAACCGGCACTAGCTGGCTTGGCGATAACTACGATCCCGTCTTATTCTATGGCGCTATGCGTGAAGCTATGCTTTTTATGAAGCAAGAGCAGGATTTAGTAGCCTATTATGAGAATAAGTACAACGAAGCCCTAACCGAGTTTAGACGCTTCTGTGACGGTCTTGATCGTGGCGATGCTTACAGAGACGGTCAAACCAAGCTTAATATTAATCTTAAAGGTAATGTTGCCTCATGATTACCCAGACTTCTTGCACAATTTTTCAGCAAAATTTACTAAACGGTAATGAAAACTTTACCACTGGTACTTATAAGATAGCCCTCTATACTGCGCTGGCAAACTTAGGTCAACAGACTACGGCTTATACCTCGACCAATGAAGTGGTTGGAACGGGTTATACGGCTGGTGGTAAGACGTTAACTATCTCCGTTCCGCCTACCCAAAATAACGTCTATAACGTCACCTACGTGTCTTTCCAAGATGCCGTATGGAACCCAGCATCCTTTACTGCTAGAGGGGCGTTAGTATACAATGCTAATACTGGAGCGGCATGTTTTGTGCTTAATTTTGGGTCAGACAAGACCTGTACAACAAGCTTTACCGTGCAATTCCCAACGGCGAATTATTCGTCCGCAATTTTAACCCTTGGTACTACCTCTAGTAGTATCAACTATAGTAGTCCAGACTAGGAGCAGATATGCATAAAGAATTTGGAAGTTGTGGCGACCACGCAGAAATTGTTCTGCATACTGGCGCTACACAAGATGAGACATTTGGTATTGAAGGTCACTACCACGTAGAGTGCCGTGATGCCAATGGTAACGTAAAGTGGACTGAAGACTTTCCTAACCAAGTAGTACAAGTTGGTAAAATTTTCATGTTGTCACAGACCTTGTTGACTTCACCAGTTGCTTTAGTTGGTCCATATCTTGGCTTAGTATCTGGCTCTGGAAACACATTCTCTCCAACCGATACAATGACTTCACACTCTGGCTGGACTGAATTTACTGCGTATACCGTAAGTTCTTCAGCTGTTCGTGGTACTGCCGTATTCACAACTCCTACTGGCAACAACAATACAACACCGGGTTCTAACGTAGTAACTGCTGCTGCTTCTGCAATTACTTACACAATTACTGGTTCTGGTGGTACTGTAGGTGGATGCTTTTTGGTAACCGGTACAGGTGCTTCTTCTACCCTAGGCAATACTGGCGGTACTTTATATAGCGCAGGTGCATTTGGTACAGCTAAGACTACAACTGCTGGCGATACTGTAAGCGTTACGTATAGCACGACCGCAACGTCGTAGGTCTTTTATTTTAAAGCAATTTTGTGTTTTACACATATGCACACTATACTCCTGATGGCCGTTTATTCTATATAGGTAAAGGCCACGGGAAACGTGCGTATGTATTCCATAAGCGTAATAACTACTGGAACCATATTGTAGAAAAATGCGGTAAGCCTGATGTTCATATATTAGCTAATTGGGATACTGAGCAAGAAGCATTTGACCATGAAGTCTTACTTATTGATTGCTTTAAAGAGTTAGGGCATAAACTAGTTAATTTATCTAATGGTGGTGAAGGCTCTTCTGGTTTACAACACTCTGAGGAATTTAAAAAAAGACTTAGCGTTATTCACAAAGGCAATAAGTACAATTTAGGCCGTACAACTTCTGCCAAACAAAAAGCAACAGCTAGCGCTTTACTTAAGGGTAATACATATGTTGCTGGTAATACATATCAACGCAAATGGGTCTGGATTGGTACCAATATTAAAACTGGTGAAGTAGTTAAGTTTATAGGCGAGAAAGCCATGAAAGATGCTAGTATTCAGCATGCTAATGTAATAAAATGTATCAACGGTCTTCGTAAGTCCCATAAAGGGTATACATGGACTAAAGAACCTTGGGAAAGTAAATAATGGCTCTAGTGCTGTATGACCGAGTCCAACAGACTGGTTCTGCTAACACAACCGTAAGTTTTACATTAAGCGGAAGTGTTGCAGGGTATCAGTCTTTTGCCGTTGTAGGTAATGGAAACACCACCTATTATGGTGCTGTAGATTCTGCTGGTAACTGGGAAGCAGGTATTGGCACGTATTCAACTTCTGGTCCTACGCTTACCCGTACAACTATCTTAGCGTCATCAAACTCAGGATCTGCTGTTAGCGCATTTAGTGGTTCAGTTAACATATTTGTTACATATCCCGCAGAAAAATCTGTCAATCGTGACGCTAACGGCAACGTTAATATTTCTTACACGCCAAACGTAGCATCCAATATTGGAGCTTTAAACGTAGGTGATGGAACATATAGCATATCTGCAACCGGTCAACTTGCTTCTTTTGCTAGCGCTGATGCAACATACGCAAACGTCATATTACAAAACACCAATAATACAAGTTCTTCAGCATATTCTTCTTATGTAACAGCGGCTAATAATTACCCAAACCAGTACATGGAGATTGGTAGTAATAGCACAAACTATAACGCTACCGCTGCTGGGTTTGTAATGAACTCATTAAATGCTGCTGGTGCAAACTTTGTTCAATCTTATGGCTCTGATTTAGTTTTAGCCACTTGGACAAACAACAACATTCACTTTATACAAAATGCTACATCCGCAACAACAGATTCAATGACGTTGTACGCCGATGGTGGCGCCTCTTTGGGTGGATTGGGTAGCCCCGGCATTGGAAATATTGCAATTAATAATGCCGTTGTTGGGTTGACAACTATTACTGCATCCACCACTGCGGTATCTTTAACTTCATCTTCAACACAAGTTCAAGCGGTTTCGGGATCAACTACTCAAAGAATTAATTTACCTCAAGCAACAACCCTCCTAAAAGGTACTTTTTATACTGTTGCCAATACTTCTACTGGAAACGTATCAGTTTATGATAACGCTGGCACATTGTTGGAGACCATTACTACTGGTGGAGCAGCTCAGTTTTTATGCGTATCTAATGCTACATCTGCTGGCACTTGGGGCGTTCGTGTTTTTGCATCATCTAATACCCAGTGGGGCAATTCAACTTTAACCTATCCCGGAACTATTGCTAGCGCAACTTGGAATGGCGCAACGATTGGAACAGGATATGGCGGTACAGGATTAACTACATTTAGTTCATCTAACTATGCGCTGTACTCTACATCTCCATCTGTATTAACTGCAGGTACTTTGCCGGTTTTAGCTGGTGGTACAGGTACAACAACTTCTACTGGATCTGGTTCTGCAGTTTTAAGTAACTCACCAAACCTAGTAACGCCTAACCTTGGCGTTGCCACAGCCACAAGTATTTCTCTAGCATCTTCTGCTGGCACGTCATCTAATACAAGTAACTTAAACTTGGGCGGTACATTAGGTTTTAGCGATACCGGTATTTTGGCTAATTTTGTATCAACAACAAATAGCTATAACCAAGTAGTAGTACAAAACTTATCTAACGGTGCGTCAGCTTCTTCTGAGTTTATTGCATATAGCAACGCCGGTAGTGCGACTACAAACTTTGCAACGGTAGGTATTAACTCTACAGGGTATACAGGCACAGGCTCAATTAATGCCGCTGGTTATGGTTATTTCTTAACAGGTAGTACAGACCTTGTAATTGGTACGATTGGTTCAAACAATCTACACATGACTACTAATTCACAGGCTACCGATGCAATAACAATTACGCCTAATAATGCTGTAGGATTTAATGGTTCTTATGGAAGCTCTGGTTATGTACTGCAAAGTAACGGTGCTTCAGCAGCTCCAGTTTGGGTGGCTCCGGGCGGTTCTTCAATCCTTACAACTACTGATTTTACCGCTACATCTGGTCAAACAACATTTAGCGTAACCTATACGCCAGCATTATTACAAGGTGTTTATCGTAACGGTATTAAATTAGGATTATCAGACTACACAGCTACAAATGGTACGTCTATTGTTTTAAATACCGGCGCTATTACTGGCGACTTGATTGAAGTACAGTATTTCTCTGCACTGGCTACGACTACAACAGTAACTTCGTTTAGTGGCGGATCAACAGGATTAACTCCTTCATCTGCTACTTCCGGTGCAGTAACTTTAGCTGGTACATTGGCACTAGGAAATGGCGGTACAAATGCTAACTTAACAGCAACTGCTGGCGGTATTGTTTGGTCTAATGCGTCTGCTTTTGCTATTACAAGTGCAGGAACTTCTGGTTATTTGCTGCAATCTAACGGAGCTAGTGCACCTACATGGGTAACTGCTCCCGGCGCTGCAATTACGCCAACTACAACCAACGCAAGTTACTACGTTATTGGTTCTTCTTCCACATCAGGAAGCCTAACAACTGCATCAGAATCGGTCACTAGCCCAGTATTTTTTAATCCGTCTACTGGCGCTTTAACGGCCGTATCGCATGTGTCGTCTTCTGACGAGCGGTTAAAACAAGATATTGAAACCATTAAAAATGCGCTTACCAAAGTAGAAACCATGCGTGGCGTAACCTACTTAAGAAATGGCGTAAAAGAAATTGGTGTGGTAGCTCAAGAAGTAGAGCGTGTTGTACCGGAAGTAGTTCATACCCAAGAAGGCGAATATGGTTACAAATCAGTATCTTACGGTAATATGGTTGGTCTATTAATTGAAGCAGTTAAAGAATTATCTGCAGAAGTCAAAGAACTAAAGGCAAAATTAAATGACACAAGCGAATAACGTAGCGATTGAAAGCTCGCAAATAAACTCTTCTGGTGTACTGCAGGTAGCTGGCGGTGGTACAGGAGTTACATCATCTACTGGCTCTGGAAGCAATGTATTAAGCACTTCTCCAACTTTAGTTACTCCTGTATTGGGTACGCCTACTTCTGGTACTTTAACTAACTGTACTGGACTCCCTGTTGGGGGCATTAGTGCTACTGGAACCCCTTCGTCTACAACTTATCTTCGTGGTGATGGGTCTTGGTCTACTGCGGGTGCTACAACATATCAAGCCCAATATATGATTGTTGCTGGTGGCGGTGGCGGTGGTAACGGCTTGGGTTCTGCAGCGTATGCATCTGCTGGGGGAGGCGCTGGTGGTTTATTTATTGGCGCTACACCCTTAACTATTGGTACGTCTTACACAATTACGATTGGTGCTGGTGGCGCTAGAGCAGCAGTTGGTTCAAATACTACAGCATTAGGTTTTACTGCTTCTGGTGGTGGCGCAGGTAATCCTGCAACCGTAACAGCTAATGGAGGTTCAGGCGGAGGTCAAGGAGACCCAGTTGGTGATGGCGGCGTTGCTGCTGGAACTGGTGTAGCTGGTCAAGGATTTGCTGGCGGTAATGCTCCCGGAGGACAAGGAACTACTGGTGGCGGTGGCGGTGCTTCACAAGCTGGTTCTGGCGCACAAGGCGGTAACGGAATATTTGAAAACTATACAAGAACCTATTATGGCGGTGGCGGTTCAGGTGGTAATGGTGGAAATACAACAAGTGGCGGTCTAGGCGGTGGCGGAACAGGTGGTTCTGGTGGAACTACAACTGCTGGAACTGCAAATACTGGTGGCGGCGGTGGTGGAACTTACGGTACCGGATCAGGAAATCAACAAGGTTTAGCTGGCGGTTCTGGATGCGTAGTTATTGTTGTGCCAACTGCAAACTATACTGGCACTACTACAGGCTCTCCTACAGTTACAACCAGTGGACCTCTTACTATTATGAAATTTACAGCATCAGGGAGCTACACAGCATGAGCCATTTTGCACAAGTTATTAATGGTATTGTTGCGCAAGTTATTGTTGCAGAACAAGATTTTATTGATACTCTGACTGATAAAGAAAATTGGATCCAGACTTCGTATAACACATACGGAAACCAACATCCAGAAGGGCGTCCTTTGCGTGGTAATTATGCTGGAATCGGTTATATTTACGATAAAGAACACAATGTTTTTTACGCCCCAAAACCAAAAGATAGTGCTACTTTAAACACAACTACGTGGTTGTGGGAAATCCCTGAGTAATGTTTGGAATAACTGCCTTTGCCCAAGCGCCATTTGCCGCATTAGGTGGAAATGCTTACGTCTTTAGTCTTACCGAAGATTCTGGTATAGCAGACTCTAATAGTCAAACTTTTGCATTTTTACAGTCTATTACTGAACCGTTTACGATAACAGACAATAATTCACAGGCTGCTATTCTTATTGAGACTATTTCGGAAGGGTTTAGCGTATCCGACTCTAACTCCGCAACGGCAGCTTTTTTACAGTCTATTTCAGAAAACGTAACCTTATCTGATAGCGAATCCATAGCGGCACAATTTGCCGTATCTGACACAGAAAACTTTAGCCTAGCAGATACCCCGTCTACCTATTTTGCGTTGCTAGAAAGCATTACCCAAAACGCTAACTTTGCTGATTCCAATACCAACCAGTTTGCTTTTTTGGGGTCTGTAACAGAGCCGTTTACTATGGCAGACTCTCGAACCGCTACCGCTCAATTTGCCCAGTCAATTACAGAAGCCTTTACGTTGGCTGACGTTGAGTCTATAACAGCCCAGTTTGCTGCGTCCAGAATCGAAAACTTTACTCTGGCAGATGCAGAAACCATTATTTCCGTATTTTTTGCTTCTATTGTGGAAAACCTAACAGTAGCAGATGCTAACACAGCAGCTGCAGGATTTTTAGAAAGCATTGTAGAAAACCTGAATTTGGCGGATTCTAGTACCCAACAGTCCGCTTTCTTGGAATCTATTACGGAAAACTTTAGTCTTTTAGATTCACTATTTACTACTGGATGGTTTAAAATTAATGACAATCAAACAGTTACTTGGAACGCTGCAAACAACACAGGATCCGTAACTTGGACTAATATTGGTAATACCCAAACCCCCAACTGGGTGGTAATTAATAACGGGCAATAAAGGAAAGATATGGCATCTTCGTATACAACTAGCTTAAAAATCCAAGAAATTGGTAACGGAGAGCAGTCCGGTATTTGGGGTTCTTCAACTAATACTAACTGGCAATTAATTGAACAGGCTGTGACTGGTGTACAAACCATCACCATGTCTAATGCTGATTATACTTTGTCTAACCTTAACGGTTTGCTAGATGAAGCCCGCAATATGGTGTTGGTTGTTACTGGTACAAATAACGGAATTTATAAAGTAGTTGCTCCATTAGTATCAAAAATGTATGTTGTATACAACAATACTACTGGTGGTTACGCTATTAATATTGGCGCCTCTAGTGGCTCAGTTATTAGCATCCCTAATGGTACAACTGCCCAAGTATATTGTGATGGCACAACTGGATTTTATTCTGCCCAAACTGGTTCTGCTGGTAACTTTGTAATCAATGGTAATTTAACTGTTACAGGTAACGAAACCGAAGTAGGTACTTTATCTGCTAGCACTCTAAGCGTTTCTAATAATGCAACTTTTGCAGTTGGTCCTACAGCGCCTACAGCAACTACGGGAACTAATACAACCCAATTAGCTACAACTGCTTTTGTAAACGCATCTATTGCTGCAGCCCCAGCTACTATTACTGGCGCTATTTTGATGTGGCCTACTACTACGGCTCCTAGCGGGTATTTATTATGTAACGGTTCCGCAGTATCTAGAACTACATATTCATCATTGTTTAGCGTTCTTGGCACTACATTTGGCACTGGTGATGGTTCTACAACGTTTAATCTACCAAACTATACAGATAACATGCCTATTGGTGTAGGCACTATTGCTACTGCTGTTGGTATTACTGGTGGTTCCAAAGATGCTATTGTTATAAGCCACACCCACACAATTACAGATCCCGGACATACGCATAACGCATTTTTAACTGAAGGCTCTGTAACTCTTACATCTGCAACTACAACAAGAAGTTCACAAACTGGTACTGCAGTATCTGGATATATTGCAACCAATACAACTGGAATTACAGGCACTAATTCTACTGGTTCTTCTGGTACAAATGCTAACTTGCCGCCTTACCTCGGTATAAACTTTATTATCAAGACTTAAGGATAATCATGGCTCAATTTACAATATCTGGAGATACAAGCGGAACATTAGCTTTAGCTGCTCAAGCCTCGGCAGGAAGTACTGTGATTACTTTCCCTAATGTTTCCGGCAACGCTCTAGCTTCTACGGCGGTATCGTCATCGTCTACAAATACAGTGACCAATAAAATTTCTATTAATATTGGCGGCACTACTTACTACTTGCTAGCTTCTACATCAGGAACCTAATATGGCAACTACAATAACAGCCGGAACAACCACGGCAACCTCGCTAGTTATTAACTCAGATACATCTGGTACTTTAGCTTTTGTAGGCGGAACAGGTACTGCACTTAGTATTGCTAGCGGTGTTGTCAGTTTAACTACGCCTTTGGCTATTAGTTCTGGTGGCACAGGAAACTCAAGCGGTAATGCAGTTGGTATTGCTAATACAGGCGGCTGGGCTGTAACACCAAGCGGTACAAAATTATTGTTTAGCTACAACGGCACTAACGTAGCTAGCATGGATTCATCTGGAAACTTTAAATCGCTGCTTACTGTTGCAGCGGGTACTACCCCTTAATAGGAGCAATAAATGGCAATTACAACTTCGGGTACAACCCTAACCTTTAATGATGCGACTACGCAGACTACTGCGCCAGTTAATACAAACGCTAACGTAAACTCGGTTTCGGCTGGTACTGGTATTTCTGTTTCGGCTACTACAGGCGCTTTAACGGTTACTAACTCTGGTGTTACTTCTGTTACTGCTGGTTCTGGTATTTCTGTATCAGCATCAACTGGTGGAGTAACTATTTCTACATCTGGCGCATCTTTACCCGGTTTGCTTGGTCAAGCCTTTACTTCTAGCGGAACTTTTACTATTCCTACTGGAGTTACTGCAATTAAATGTATAGTAGTAGGTGGTGGCGGTAATGGTCAATCAATTTGTAACGTAGGAAGTGGGGCATCTGGCGGTGGCGGTGGTACTGCCATTAAATATTTTACTGGATTGACTCCAAGTGGTACTTTATCTGTAACTGTAGGCGGTGTTGCTGGAACTTCGTCTGTTGCATCAGGTACTCAATCAATTACAACTGTTTCTGCTACTGGTGGCGGTAGTTCTAATAATACTGGTGGTAATGGTAGCAATGGAACAATTAATATCCATGGTGGCAGCGGAAGCACGGCTGGTGCAGGTTCTACTGGTATAAACGGTACTGGTGGCTCAAGCACTTATGGGTCTGGTGGTGGTGCTGGTACAGGTTCCGCAGCTTCTGGGCAAGGATATGGTGCTGGCGGTTCAGGTGCTTGCGGTGGAGGTGGTTGTGCGTATTATTCGGGCGGTTCTGGAACAGGCGGAATTGTTATTTTTGAATGGTAAGGAATAAAATATGAAAAAAGCATTAATTGACCCAAGA